CTCCAGAGCTGCCACTACTTTTCTGTCGCGCTCAAACATGTCCAGGGTGAGACCGGCATATCGGCGGCACATCCACTCGGCGGTAACGTCATCCCAGGGCGCTGTTCTCACCGTTCGCGCGGCCCAAGGCTTGTTCTCGTCGAATGTCTGTGTCCCGGTGTGCCTTTCCAGTAGGCTGACGACCTTCTCGGCAATGTCGCAGAGGATGGGCACGTGGGTATTGAGGGCCAGCTGTTGAGCCACGCCTTTAGTCCACGCCGGCAGGTGACCCACAGGATCAGCCTGCCAGAATGCCTTATACATCCGCCGACCAATGGTAGGCCCCCAAAACAGGCCCGATCGGGTCTGGTAGGGCATACAGCCAAGGAAGGTTACATCCCAAAGGTTATGACTAAACTCAGCCTTGACCACAAGGCCGAAATCCTCCAAGTTGCGCTGCACAGCAGCCGCAATCAAAGAGACATCGAAGTCACAACACACAAGGGAATCATCGCCCACAATCGCAATACGCACCAGGTTACTCGCCCTTACTATCTGCTCCGCCGTGAGATCCCGGACCCGAACGCCCGCCAAGGCAGCGGCGAACGACAAGGCAAGGGCCAATCCGTTGAGCAAGGCGTTGGCGAGTGCCGTGTCGTCACGACCACTTGCCATGCCATCCTCAGAGATGTACCACAGCTTGACGTCCTCCTTGCGGCAGCGTGCAGACCCGCGGGGCCTGCGCCAGATCCGGATAACCTCCCAGAAGTCCAACGGCGCGTTGGGATAAACCAGCTTGTAGAAGCGCTCGATCAAATCCCATGCCGGCGACGACCAGGTGGCATCGAAAGCAGAATAGTCGCTCCAGAAGAAGGAAGTGCTGTGCGAATTCGCGCGCAGCCACATGTCCAACTCCTCGGGCGTCGTACTCGCGTAGAACAGCCAATTCCGTGCATTCCAATGCTTCTTGAGTGCAAGAGTCAAAGGTTTGAGGAATGGCCCGGCGACGAGATGCGTCTCATCGTGCGGGGCCTGGATCAGGCGACAAACGTAAGTAACTGCCTCGGGTATCGGCAGACCGTCTATCACCTTGAACCACGGCAAGTTCTCCGTCTTCACGAAAGGCGAGATCATCTCGAACATGGCATGGCGCTGACCGCGCTCAGTGAGCAATCTCCAGGCGCGAATCAGAATCTTCCGACGGCGCCCGTTCTTGATGCTCTTCAGCCACGTCCAAGTGTCCCATGGTTCCACATCCGGAAACCCCCCCAGGAGGCACGGATTCAGCATATGCTTAGTGGCGGCCTGAAAGGCTCCCGGATCAATGACAGCCGGAAACGCCTTCAAGGTCCTGTATGCGACGGCCTCAGC